CTTCCAAAGATCAATGAAGACACAAGAGCATTGAAAGCTCTTTTAGGCTTCCCATTTTCCCAAACAGAACCAAGAAACGTTACTCGGTCAACACCCGGAGGTGCATAGTCAGTTAACTCTAAAGTAAGGTTAAACTTTGATTTTACTATGCGAGATAGTTGTTCAAAATCAATCTCTCTATCAATAGAAAGAAACCAATCATCTCCCGATACAACAATATCATAATTGATATTTGAAATATTAATCCTATTTTCTTTACAGTATGCTAAGATACTTATGTGTGCAGAAAAATAATTAACTAATCCATCAATTGCATTTGTGAAAGATGACCCCGAAGCGACACCTTTATAACGACTAATCATTCCAGTTTTTGGATGAAATGAAGGTACACAAAGAAAATAATCTCTGATAAATCGAAATAAGGTAAGATGAAATCCAGATACATTAATTACTTTTTCAATTATTAAAAACCCTAAAGTTAAGAGATCAGAAGGAACTGAGTTGTCAAAGCCTTTGTAATCAAAAGAATATACATGACGGTCTTTGTGAACAGAACAAATCTTAGAAATATTTACTTGTAATGGAGCGTAGATGATAGGAGTAGAACCAAAGTTAAAACGAGAAATATACTTTTCTAAGAAAAGTAACTCGATAGATTGAATTAGATAGTTATAACCAAAAACTACTCTAGTTTTCATCCCACTTTGACGCATCTTAAGTGCTAAGAAAAATGCGGTTGGAAACAATTTCAAACTTAAATGATCAAAATTTCCTGAACTAACCAAATCGTATGTTAAAGAAATATCTTGAAGATAGTCTCTTTTCTTCTTCCATGGAAAAGGAAGTCCGGCAGAAGTACTCTTTCGGATACGATCAATAATTGTATCTTTAGACGGTAAAATACCATTATAAATGTCCGGTTTAAATTTAAGAAAAACTTCCTTAAAGAAAAGATTACAAGCATAATCCAATTCCGACTGTGAAAAGTCGCATGTGAAAGGGACAGTGATGTTTTCCTCAACTTTAGATAAAGCTTTATCAAATAACTCAGATGTATTATCAATTTCAACTTTACGTTTTTGATAATCTATCTCATCCCATTCAGGATGTTTACGACAAATGTCTACTAATC